ATGCTCACAGATACTAAGTTACGAAAGTCGCTGGGAAAGCGCAGAGAGAAGGTTGAGGTTATCTCTGACGCAAACGGCCTAAATGTACGTTTAAGCATAACCGGTTCGGTCACATTCTTCTATCGGTATCGCTGGCAGGGTAAGCCTGTGCAGTTGAGTATCGGAGAATATCCAACCATTTCTCTGTCGCAAGCCAGAGATAGAAGGCAACAGTTCAGGGCGTGGTTGAGTGAAGGGTATGATCCGCGACAGAAAGTGTTGGTAGAGAAAGCGGAAAGAATAGAAGCTCTGACAGTTGATGAGGCTTATGAATATTGGGTGAAGCATTACTGCATCCCGGAGGGACTCATCAAAATTGAAGCTAATGGCAAGAGTTTCAAAAAACACATCAGCCCCCGTATCGGCAAGGCTATCGTCGACCAGACAGTAAAGGCCAACTGGCTCGAAGTTTTTGATGCGATGGGAAGGAGTGTTATCTCAGGCGAGATGCTGTCCCTGACCAAGCGTGCATTCCGATTCTGCCACAACAGGGGGGTTATCAAAAACAATCCTCTTGAATCGCTGCGGAGGTCAGATGTTGGGATCGCTGCAAAAATGAAGGAAAGGAAGCTCTCAGACGGTGAGCTAAAGCAGGTGTGGGATACTCTTTTCTCTCTTCCACCTTCACAGCAGCTTGTCATAAGATTCATGATTCTGACTGGGTGCCGTGCGGCAGAAATAAGAAAGTCACGATGGGACTGGTTCGATTTCAAAGAAAGAACATGGACAGTGCCAGCAGAGGATTATAAGACCGGCAAAACTATTCGTCGCGCGCTGCCGGATACGGCGATCCGACTTCTGCAAGAGCATCAGCGCGGGTCAATCACTAAACACGTCCTTACACCTGCCCAATTCCGTGATAAAGAAGATGTACCACCTGGCCAAACGTTAGTCTCGACCTACGCTATGCAGGTCGTACGCAAGAACGGGATGAAGGAGTGGTCATTGCATGACTTGAGGCGAACAGTGGCCACGCGCCTGTCCGAACTTGGAGCGCCGCCACACGTTATAGAAAAGTTGCTCGGGCATCAAATGGGAGGAGTTATGGCCAGATACAACCTTCATGACTATATGGACGATCAGCATGAGTGGCTGGATATCTGGCAGAAGCACCTGCAGGAGATTATTGGATATCCCCTTTAGTGAAGTTGACTTTATCTTCCCATGACTTAATTTCCGATTCGCGCCAGCGCTTTGGATTCCCGGGTATGGTTGGTTTCGGGAACGGACACGAAAAGCAGGACGGCATACGTTCCGGCGTGCTCCAGAAATAGAGCGTGCTGCGGGAAATTTTGTAACGGGCAAGGATTTCGCTTGTAACCAGGATGCTGTCATTCATCTGTGTACTCCAGGCAAAAAGAACCCGGCGCGTAGCCGGGTAAAAGGAATAATGGAGGCGGTGTTTTCGCACCCAATAGCCAGCTAATAACTGGCTATAAGTTGCGTCATTTTCGCCATGCAAAAGAGATTGGATCAGGTGTAATCCACAAATGGCGCATGTTCGCCACGTTAACGATGTCTGAATCCCGCGGATATATTTCTACGGCATCACGATCCCCGTAACCGACAGCTGACTTTATCTCCTGCAGCGCATCCCAACTGATGCCATCCTTCCACCGACCTGATCTGCCAATGCTGGTGTTATTCACCGTCAGGCGGATGACGCCGTCGTCTTCCTGAAACTCCTGGACCAGAAAATAAGGGTTAGCCCAGACGTTGCTCCGCTTAGGATCGTGACACCTTACAGGCCATTGTGATTCCGGGACCGGTTTGAGTATTCCAATCATCCTCAGAGACCCCGCTGCTTATTCTTTAGCTCGATAACAGATTGGCATTCCGCGCATGTCTGGCAGCCGGGAACGGCAGCGCGCCGCGGCGCCGGGATGTCTTCCCCGCATTCACTACAATGCTCAGCTGATACGGTGTTGCGGTTGATGCGGTGTGCTGCGATCGCCATGTCGATTCGCTGCTGCGCAAGCTCGTTGGCCTGATCGATGATTTCTGGCATGTCATCGCTCCTTTATCTTTCCGTTCAAAATGCCGATTTCCACATAGAGATGGCTTGGCGTTAATCCAAGCTGCCTAATTAGTGGCATGCATCCGTTAAGGATCGGCCGTGATATATCGTCGCAACTTAAGGCGGGGGATGACCGCCGTTTTGCCTTAACTTCATCGTTAGCCCTGCGCGCAATACTTCTGAGAGCATTTTTCTTTTCTTCTGGCGTCATCCGCCCCCCACATAAGCACGAATGAACTCAGCGGCAGCCTGAGCGTTTATGGCGTTGCCGTAGCCTTTGAGTCTGCCGACGCGGTTGCTGCTTGCCACTCTTGCCACCCCGGGCTCGACTCGTCCCAGGCGTGCGGCAGCCCCATCAACCAGCAGGAATGTGCCGGGTTCAACTGGACGCCATTTCCCATCTCGACATAAGAGCCAATCCGCATCTCGCCAAAAACCGTTAACCTCAAGGGGCCGGTAATCCCCGCGAAGTCCTGCAAACGCTGCTGGGTCTTGCTCCCGTCCTGTCGATGCATGTTCATGGCCGCATCTACTGATGGCGATCGAGTGTTGCTCATTGTCGGTGTTGGCCAACCCGTCATGAACACCTGGCGCGGCAGTTGGTCCAGTCGATCCTTCCCGTCCCTCTGCGCTGTCATTCCCGCTGAGTCCTTCCAGTCGCGTGAGGTCGGTGTTACCCAGCCTGCCAATCTTGCGGCTCCGCCCAATGTCGATCCCCTGTTCGGTGCATATGCAGTGGCACCCAATCCCCTGACCTGGTTGTTGTCGATCGTGGTTGGCGTCGGCCAGCCGGACATCATCGCCGCTGTTTGAATATTCATCCCGCCCTGGCGCCCAGACGTTCCCGCGCCGGTCACTGATGACGCTGTCGGCGTTGGCCACCCAGTAGGCCCGCTCTCTGATGTGCGGCGCACCGATGCCCGCTGACGTAAACGGCACAAGCCCGAAGGCGTATCCCACTCCTTCCAGGTCTGCTTGTACAAGGTCGAACCATGTGTTTGCGTTACCGCTTGCAACCTGTTCGCCAAAGACATGCTGAGGTCTGCGCTCGCTGATGAGGTGGAAGAAGTGAGGCCAAAGGTGCCGCTCGTCAGCAAACCCATCGCCTTTGCCTGCCGCGCTGAAAGGCTGGCACGGGCAGGAGCCAGTCCAGACCGGGCGATCGTCAGGCCATCCTGCGAGGCGGAGGGAATGGGACCATACTGCAACTCCTGCAAACCAATGACATTGAGCAAATCCTGACACGTCATCTGGACTGACATCTTCGATGCTTCTTTCATCAACCTCTCCATCTGCTACTAACCTATTTTTGATTAAATTGCGGATCCATTGGGCGGCGAAAGGGTCTATTTCGTTATAATAAGCCCATCTTTTCATATGCTTTTCTCATGCTCGGAGTATTCAAATTCATGACTGATGAATTGCAGCCACACTGTGTTGAATGCGGTGTTATTCTTCCCGGCTCTCATTCGCACAGGAAATACTGCTCAGGTAAGTGCAAGGCGAGATGGAGAAAGAAAAATCCATCACCCAAAAGAGATGCAGGCCATGCCTGTAGGGTTTGCGGAAAGATCTTTCCGATAGGGCCTGGGCAGCACAACAAGTGGCTCTGTTCTGATGAATGCAGGCGAGCAAGCAATGCTTTATCTGTTAGATCATTTCACGACAGGCGCCCCAAAATGGAGGCGATTTATAGAGCCAGAACAAAAGCAAAACTACCGCCAGACTCTCAAAACCGTCGGTTTTACCAATTAAATCCTGATGCACCAAGAGTTTGTGAGGCTTGCGGAGAGAGTCGCGTTACAGAAATAGCTCATAAACCCGGACATGAGAGATTGGGCCAGCGTAGGTCTTCTTCGAATATGAAATGGCCAGAAATGGTTTGGGTTCTTTGTCCAACATGTCATCGATTGATCGACAGGATGCATTACCCGCCTGAGGATATTGGGCTAAAGCTCTAGATCTTGGGCATCATCCGCTTCGTGCGACCTCCGTCTTAACAACGTCGATGGCGCATCCGGGGATCAGCTCAACGGAAGCGGTGGAGCACTGGTTTCCCCAGTGATGCCAGCCTGGCGCCGCGCTGCGACTGAACAGCTCAATTCGTGTTACGTCGCCGTATAGCAACTCCAGGCGGTGGCGAACTTCCCACGGTTTCTCGCTGTGAGCGCCGAGCTGGCTGTAGACCACCTGCTTAATGCCGGCGTGCTTACGTTCCAGCCCGGAGCCGCGGGTGGCAATCAGCACGTCTTCCGTGTTGGCGCGAGTGTGGTTGCCGCCGTTCATGCGCGTCTCTGCATTCAGCAGGGCGAGGAAGTCGTAAAAGTCGGCGACGTCTCCCTCTGCCAGAGCTTTGGTAATGCGCAGCTCGGCCAGCTGATTCAATTTCACCCAGGTGAAGCCCTTCATCGTGCGCACCTTAAAGCCCCAGGCCTCGGCCAGCTCGATCGCCTCCTGGTTATGGGTGCCGGTGTACCACATCGCCAGCACAGCGTTATCCGCGGCGAGCTCCCATACAGGGAGCCGTTTCATATCGAGCAGACTCATGGTGGGGTAGTGATCGACGGCGGCGCCGTTGCTGATCTGGTTCCCGTAAGACCAGGCAGGGTCGGCATAGATAAGTGAGTAGCGGTTCATAGGACTGACTCCATCTCATCGATATAGAGGCCAGATGCGATAAGCCGGCGGCGCCGGGCCGCTTTATCAATGCATTTCTGGCGGTTACCAGAAGCGGCCTGAGCTATAGAGCGTTTAGTGAACAGGCGCGTTTTGCCCTGCGGGGTGATGACCTTTGGCCTTGTGATCAAATCAAAGGTGCGATCGCAGATTCCATCCTCATTGAGCCAGGTTTCCGATGCGACCAGTTGCGCAATACGGCCTTCTCCCCTGGTTATGCTGTTCGCAACGCGGTTAAATTCAATAAGCGACACGCCAAACTTCTCCGCTATTTCGCTGCCGGTTACAGGGCGGCCGCGCGTCTGAATCATCCAGACCACGCGTTCGCGGAGGCCGGAGAATTTACCGACTTTGCCGGGCCTGCGGTAAAATGGAGTGCGTTTCATTTCCACTGCTCCCCGAAGGTAAAGCCGATCTCTTCCAGCGATTCGTCCATCTTGCTGATGAACTCCGGTACCATTTCGTTGAAATCGGACATGTATTTGTCGTCGCGCTCAACAACCACGTGATGAATGCCTTCTCGCTTCATGCGAGGGTCATAATTCGCGAAATACCAGGCATCCTTGCCGGTTACCCACATGCTGAATTGCACCTGGGCCATATAGGCGGATTTGATAGCCTCGAAGCCGCCAAGCCGGAATTTCATGAAGTCGCGAGAGGTGAAAGGGCACTTCAGCTCAAGGCCGCGGCCATCACTACACAGGCCGTCAGGTGAGCATGCGGTACGCATGCCTTCGTCGCGGAACAGGATCGGAGACTCCGTGACTTTCACGTCAGTGGTGAACTCAAAAAGAGTGCGGGCGTCTTCCTCGTACTGCTTACCCCAGGCCAGCGCCTTGGCGTTTATCTCTGGCGCGACGCCGGTGCATACCTCGGCGAGTAGGGTGTGGAAGTAGGACATTTTCATGTCTGTCCACTTCTTCCCAGATCTTGGCTTGGCGATGACGTTATGCACTTCGGAGGCAGTGATGACGCCTAGGCGCAGCCGGTGCCAGGATTCATCTCCCTGTTCAACGCGGGTAACGTCAATTCCAGTTCTCTCGAGGATAATTTCTGGTGTCATGCTGCCACCTGCGCTTTTTTCTGGAGGAAACTAAAGCCTTTCTGGGCTTCTTCTTCAGTTAGCTGTGATGCCTGGAAAATCTTACGTTTGAAGATGTTGCTGCACAGAGGCAGGAAGTCCTGCTCCCAGTCCTTATTCAGTGACGTCAGGAGGTCGGTGATTGCCTGCAGTGTTTCATCACTGGCCACCAGGGATGGTGACTCTGTTGTGCTGCGTGGTGTAATGTCACGCGAATCCACATCCAGCGTTTTACCCTCCATCTCTTCGGCAGTGGGCTGCTGGCCAATTTCAGGCCACGCCTTACGCAGAGCCTGAGCCTCGGTACACTTCGCCAACTGGCCATAAGGGCGCTTTTTCCACATTGCGTTTGGCGCGGTGGTGTCGCGGCCGGCGGTGGCATAGTTCTCAACCCAGTATTCTTTCGCGCTGAATTCGACGATCTCCCCACTCGGCATGCGCTTGCTGACCGTGTACTTGCACCATTGAGGGACAGTCACCTCAACACCGGTAAGAGTCAGAGTGACATCCGGGCCGAACTCTGGTTCTTTTGCGCCAGCATAATCGCCGGAACGGTCTGCCTGAATGCGGTAAAGCCCGATTCCCGGCATGACCACGTCGCGCCATTCACTTTTCCCTGTTCTCGAATCTTTGACGCTCATCGGCACGAGGTGGACAGGCTTCAGTAGTGGATCCAGTTGGCGGGCGCGGCAATAATCGAGCGCCATCATCACAGATTCGTCTTTGGCGCCAGGGTAGATGCTGTTCTTCAGCGCGCTCCAAGTAGAGACGTCGATGCCTTTTTCCTGCAGCGCGCTCGCTGTGATTGTTAATTCGTTTGCCATCGTTAATCCCCTCAAAAATTAAAACGGGCAGCCGGTACGGTGATCCCAGTCGTATTCCGCCTGGGAGTAAGCAACTGCCGAAATGAAATCGTTATATGCCTCTCCGGCGGCATCGCTGCGGAGACCTTCGTATGGGCTTTTGTCCATCGGTACCGAGAAGAGGAACAGACCTGATGGCTCTTTCGGCAGGGCGTCGATAATTTCCTGCGCCCGGTCGTCAATCCACTTTTCTTTATCCTCGGAAAGCTGTTGCTCAACCCAGCGACGATCTTCAATGCGGTCGTAAGTGAGGTATGCATTCATGGATGAACTCCTGAAATTTGGATGTGCAGATCCCGGCTGCGTGAAGCCAGCCCGGTATTTCAATGTGAAGCTTGATTAAACAGCGGAACGGATCAGAATGAATGAAGCGCAGCGGAAACAAGCAAGGTGACTAAATGCTGATAAATAAAAAATGCTCTTCCCCAATGTACTCAACTAAAGAAATGGGTAAGCGCTCGAAGCGGAATCATTGGTTTGTGAGAGAAAAGGGAAGTGACCAGCCGCATGATCAGTCTTGGTATGACTGGTGGAAATCTCGTTCGCTAGGCTTGGGTAAGAATGGTCATATCGCTTGGCGTTCGACGTGTATTCGCGAAAACGCACCAGACCCATTTAACCCACCTCATTCATTTGAAGTCGATTTCAAAGCACCAGATGGCAAAATTTACAGTCTCGAATTTAAGCTCGCGCCTCACGGGCCAAATAAATAACAGATTAGTTACTTAAGCCGTTTCCGCGTCCATCGAGGTAGATCTCGATAAGCAGGGCTTTGGTGTAGGTGCGTTCGCAGCCGCGGTGAAGGTATAGCTTCCCGCGCTTGTGAGCTGATGCCGTCCAGGTGCCGTCGCGATGCTTAACCAGCATGCCTGGCTGAACGGCGCCGCGGTTAACGGTCTGGGTACCGTAGTGCTGACTAATCATGGAAGACCTCCATCACAAACAAGGCAATCAGCAGGTATATGGCTATCAAGCCAATGCAGATGCGGGTCAGGTTTCGCCAGCACCGGCGCGACATACCGCAACGACCATCATCAAATTCATCGTGATTCATATCACCCTCGTTGCCTTATCGCCGGCCAGCGGAACAAGAAAGACTTCTGCGCTTAATCTCTGGCGGTGGATGGCCGCCGGTTGTCATAACGAAACAGGCTCTTTGAACCCGTTTGGGTATGAAAAAAGCCGCTGGTTAGGCGGCCCCTTCAAGCGCGCCACACTCTCGCAGTGGCCGCGCTCATGCCCTTGAGACCTTGTCGCTCATCGCCGCTCATAACCGGTGCGCGTTTGGCGTTCGCGCTGCTTTACCGTCATACCCTTTTCCTCGATTGACCCTGACCAGCGGTATGTCGCAGTTCGGACCTGCGTCTGGCTCTCTCACTGAGACTCGGGGCCGCATCATTACTGCGGCTTGAGATAGCGGTCTCTCCGCTTTAATGCTTCATTGGAGTTATTCCTCTAAGTTGATGCCCCGATGTTCAGGGCGACTGAGCAACCAACCATCACCGGACCGTAATCCTCTTCGTGTGCTATACCCGCCGCGCGTTACACACCTGCCTCAATCCTATTGGGCGCTCTGTTCAATTTGCCAGGAGCGTTCCGGGTGATTGTGTTGCTTATCTGATTTGTTAATGAGCAGGCGACTTGCTGTCCGCCGCGGCTTAACTCTGGTGGCCGCATCGATGTTTCGTTTCGATGGAGCGAATTTAGCGTTATGCTAAATTAATATCAATAGCAAAATGCTAAATTATTCATTGGTTGGATTTAGCGTATTGATTAATAAGCGATTAAAAATTTACTGGGCAGGAATTGAGGGTGTAAAAAAGCCCGCACGATGGCGGGCTTGATAGGTATTGTGTCAGGCTATGGAATGTTCAGTATCTTGGCATCAACCACTACACCGATAATTTTACAGTTGCCATTAACCTCTATCATTGGGTAAGCGGGATTAAGAGGCTTAAGGAATCGCCTACCTGCATCGATGACAAGCTTCTTAAAGGTTGCTTCGTTATCGCCTTCCAGCTTTGCAACAACCAACTTCCCGTTGCGAGGCTCCACTTCAGGATCAACTAGGATAGCCGCTCCCTCAGGAATGCTCAGACCTGCAGGGGAGGTCATGGAGTCTCCTTTGACGTCCAGCCAGAATGAATCTTCCGAACAGATAACGGTCGTGTCATACCAGCGATCAATCGCTCTTCGATGATAAGGTTCTACAGCTTCCATCCATTGCCCCGCGCTTACCCAGCTTATTACCGGATAACTTCCTTTTGTATCGTTCAGTCCTCGAAATGCAACGTTCGAAGGTTCTTCATTAGAGTGTAAAACATCCATCCAGCCAAAAGGCAGATCAAGAGCGGTTTCAATTTTACGAGCCATCTTATCGCCAATATTGCGATGAGGGGTCGGTCCCAGGAGCTGGCTAAGGGCAGCCGGACTTGTCTCGATGAGTTCGGCGAACTGCGCCTTGGTCATTCCAGACTCGTGCTGGCGCTTCTCATACAGCGCTTCCAGGTTGGCTTTTCTGATTTCTTTATTTTCCATCCCTGCATTGTTACTGCTTTTAGCAAATCGATAAATGTGCAAATTGCTAAATGTTGCTTGCGTGGTATTTAGCATAACGCTAAACTCCAAATCAAACGACTCACCCGGAGACACCAATGAGCACTGAACTACACCGCTGGCGCAAGACCGCCACTACCGACGAATGGGCACAGCTCGCAAAGTTGGCTAACACGACGCCAGGGTACCTGGACCAGATCGCCTACGGAAATCGCCGGGCATCACCAGAAATGGCATCTGCTATCGAAAAAGGCACGAAGCATTTTCATCGCCAGGCTCCGGTCCTCAAAGAAAGCCTGGTATTCGCATCGCCGCGTGATACAGCGGCCTAACCACGAAGGGAAATCGATGCAATCACTTACGTATCAACACAATACCGGATTAGTTCCGGCCGCGATGATAAATCGCGCTCAATCAAAACAGGGTCACGATCATGACCTGATCCGAGATGCAGTAAGAGCCTGGGCGTCGGCTATCGACAATCAGGACGTGGTTTCAGCTCTGATTATCAACGAGTACCGGGAGCAGGGCGGCGATTCAATCAGCTTTCCTGACGATATCAGCCGGGCCCGGCAGAAACTCTTTCGCTTCCTGGATAACCGGTTTGATTCCGATCAGTACCGCGAGAACGTTCGCCAGCTGACACCGGCAATCATGGCCGTTTTACCGCTGGAATTTCGCACCAAGCTGGCTCCGCAGAACGACACCATGTCGCTGATAGCTTCGGCAATGAAAGAGTGTGCAGAGGCCAAGCAGGCAGTGCTTCTTAATGCGCCTGAGCACCAGAAACTGAAGGAGGTAAGCGAGGGTATCGCTTCGCTGTTTCGCCTCATGCCAGAGCAGGTAGGTCCGCTGTTGACGATGGTGACATCGATGCTGGGGGTTATGTGAAGACTTCAGAAATGGCGAAAACCGCGGTGCTGCAACACCAACGGCTTTCAATTGCAAATAACGTCAGTCAATTGCGAGGTCATTATGACAAACGCTAATCAAAAACGCCAGGCGCAGGAGGTTTAACTGTGTCGAACGTAGCTTACGCCAATTTCGCGGCACACTCAGCCGCTAGGAGCAACAGGATGGAGAACCAGAAGTCTGGTTACGTCCCGTTGTACCGGAGCATCAAGAAGAAGTCATGGGCTAAAGACGTGTTCCTGCGTGCATTGTGGGAAAACCTTCTCATTGACGCAGCCAGGCAGCCATATGTGGCCTTCTTCAAGGGCAAGCAATGGCCTCTGCAACCCGGTCAACTGGTCGTCACTGCTGCAGATCTTGGGCTTCAGTTGTGTGACCGTCAGGGTAATCCGACAAGCCGTGACGCAGTGGAGAGAATGCTGTCTGTTTTCGTTCGCGAAGGGATGATCACCATCGAGGGAGAGAAGCGAAAAGGCAGGGTGATCACCATTAAAAATTATGTCGAATATGCTCAAAAAATGGACGATTTACCCGCACATAAATCCGCACATATAAGCGCACATGACGAAGCCAGTAATGGCGCGGGTTCGGAAGGGTATGCCGCACATAAGGCCGCACAATTCCCCGCACATCATGAACAAGAAGGTAATAACAAGAATATAAATAACTCTTCGTCCGAGAATTCTGACGAATCCTCTGACAAGCCCGGAAAGAAAACCCTTGCTTTGAGACCAGAAGCAGCGATCCAGAGCGGCACAAAATGGGGCAACTCTGAAGACCTCCGCTGTGCTGAATGGCTGTTCACCGTCGTACAGGGCATCGCCCCCTCTGCAAGAAAACCGAACTATGCCACCTGGGCGAATGATATCCGCCTAATGCGAGAGCGTGACAAGCGTACCCACAAGGAAATCGCCTCGCTGTTTAAGTGGGCCTGTGAAGACAATTTCTGGAAGGGCAATGTCCTGTGCCCATCAACCCTTCGCGAGAAGTGGACTCAACTCGATATCAAGCGAGGTAAGCAGACCAACGGAACTGCTGCCGACAAACCGAAGGTTGACCTGACCAACACTGACTGGATTTACGGAGTGCAGCTATGAAAAGCCTTGCAGAGCAGATGCATAACTTTGACCGCGAGCAGATGCGCCGCGTTGCGCACAACCTGCCTGAGCAGTACGACGAGAAACCGCAGCTTGAGCAGGTGGCCCAGGTCATCAACAGCGTGTTCAGCCAGTTGCTGGCAGCCTTCCCGGCAACCACTGCAAACCGTGACCAGACCGAGATGAACGAAATCCGGCGCCAGTGGGTTCTGGCATTCAGGGAAAACGGCATCTCAACCATGGAGCAGGTTGCAGCTGGTATGCGGGTAGCTCGTCGCCAGGAACGCCCATTCCTTCCGTCACCCGGTCAGTTTGTTGCCTGGTGCAAGGCTGAAGAAGCCGCGTCGGCCGGGTTGCCTTACGCCGATCAATTGGTGGACATGATTTACCAGTACTGCCGTACGCGCGGACAGTATCCGGATGCCGAGTCCTACCCCTGGGAGTCCAGCGCGCACTACTGGCTGGTTACATCCCTGTACCAGAACATGCGCGCAAACGGCCTCAGTGACGCTGAGTTGCGCCGCAAAGCATCAGAGGAACTGGCGCGCATGGCTAACCGAATTAACTCAGGAGAGGCGATTCCGGAGCCCGTTAAGCAACTTCCTGTTCTTGGCGGTAAGCCGCTATCACGCATGCAGGGGCTGGCCAGGCTGGCTGAAATTCGCGAGAAGCACGGACTGAGGGGGCGCAAGCAATGACCGGCAAAGACGCAATTCTGAATTACCTCAAGACACACAAAACCTGCAGCTCCCCGGATGTGGCTGAAGCTTCTGGCATGTCTCACACCTGCATTAACCAGGCGGCCAACATTCTGGCAAAGCAGGGCGTACTGGTGGCAGTAGCGAAGGTCTGGCGAACGGTTCACTACCGGCTGGCCACCGAGGAAGAAATCTCCGGTCAGAAGAGCACCAATCAGATTTTCAACGAGTGCCGGCAGAGCCCGGTTATGAAACGAATTTTAGCGGTCTACGGGAGAGCGCAGGCATGAATAACGAAATCGAACTCACAGCAGCACTGTTAACTATCGAGAAGAGCAAAGAGGCATCAGGCTGCCCGGCTGGCGTCGACCTGCAGGACTGGGTGAAGCAGCTGGCGGAGGAGAACTTGACGATGAAGGATGCCATCGAATGCCACAAAGCAGGCTTTACTGTTTGCGAAGCATGCGGAGAAGAGAACGGCTCCTGGAATGATGATGTTTGCAAGGCGCTTGATGAAATCGCCGCCACCGATCGCATCGTAGCCGGGATTAAGGCTGATGGTCGCGCAGAGGGTATCAACTTTGCTGCAAGCCGCCTTGCTGCTGCTTTCAATCACGGACACGTTGATAAACCAATGGCTGAGGTTGGCGACGTGGTTCGCATGATACTCACCGCAAAAGAGGATTTGGCGAACGACCCAGAGCTTCCAGAAGATGGCCTGTCTGGGGAATACGCAGAGAAATCCCTAGCTGAATGGGAAGCTGAACTGCGCGAGAGGGCCGACAAATGAGCAAGTTATTCCCTGAGTGGTGGAAGCACGGGCAGAAGGTTCGCACAGCAAATGATGGCGTCCTGACTCTCAATATTGCCGAGGACTCTGAATACTGGTTAACCAATAATGCAGGGAAAGAAGTGTCTGTTTTCTCAATGGACATCCTTGGACCAGCATCGGTTTCTGAGGCGTGCAGCATGACAACTGATATCACCCGACTTTTAGCCAGCCTCAAGCGTCGCTCAGCCCATGCAAAAGAGTTTGGCCACGATGTTCTGTTTGTAAAGATTGAAGACATTGATGCGCTGGTAGAGGCGCTGGAATCGAGTACATCATCCTCAAATTTGCTGGGTAATCCTTGTGAAAAAAGAGGCAATCTTAGCGAGTGGTGCGTTGAAACATCCTTGAACTGCGTCGACAGAGCACCCTAAAGACATCGTATATGTGACCAAATCAACGATGATGCAAGGGTTATTGATTGCTTTAATCTCAGTAAGTTAAGCATATGTGAGCCTAAAGAGTGTCACCATTTCTTTAATCGATAGTGAAGTTGACTAACGTAAAAATCAGGACTATAAGTACTGTATAAATACACATGTGTATTTATACAGTATTGGTTCTGGTAATCGACAAGGAAAAATGGAAATGGTTGACCAAAAAAGTAATGCACAAGTTTCAAACGGTGTTAACGACGATATTTCAGAAATGAAATCACTGACCACGTTGCGCAAGCGTGTGGTTACCGATGGTGAGGTGGTTTCTAAATCACAGAACGCTTTTCGTCTGGCGGGTGGCAAAACGGGAGTCATCCTGCGCAATGACGGTAATGACTTTTATGCTCTTGTAACTCCAGAAGGTCAGGCGCAAGACGGACAATGGAACACCCTTCGCCCATTATCTTTCAATCTCAAAACTGGTCGAGTTTCTCTCCGTAATGGCGTGGACATTTCTGGTGGGGCAGTAGTTTCGCATGATGCAGGCATTTCGGCGCGTACGACCGGCCCGTCGCCGATCATAAATGGACAGACCTATTCAGCCCCCTCCATTCATACCGATTTTACCAGCGGTAATATCACGACCCAGATGATGATGGGCTCCCGGGTAGATGCAGGCAAGCAAGATTACGGTCTGCTGTCCTATCGCGACTGGCAAGGTAACTGGAACGAACTGCGCGTTCGGTCAAATGCCGAACTGGATGCCGGGCAGTTTACCAAACGCAATTCAGAGGGATGGATTAAAGCTGCAGGTAACCGTAACGTCAACAATGATAAAGACCGTAAAACCAATGCGTTATGGGTTCAGGGCGCGGGGGATTTATCCGCAGACTTATATCACTATGAGCGTATTGGTCAGCATCATTTCCTCGGCCTGCATGTTGCTAATGGCGGCGCGCAGGGATGGTATGAATTCCGTAATGATGGTCATGCCTACACTAATGGTGCCTGGAATAGCAGCTCTGATGCACGTATGAAAACTCAGGTCGAGAAAATCGATAATGCGTTAGAAAAGCTCGATTGTATTAGTGGTTACACCTATCTGAAGCAGGGCGTTACCGAAGCTGGTGTAATCGCTCAGGAATTGGAAGCAGTGCTACCACAGGCGGTTTCAAAAACGGAACTTACACTCAATGACGGCAGTGTGTTGAAGGATGCTCGTAGCATCAATATCAATGGAGTGGTGGCGCTTTTGATTGAAGCATTGAAAGAAGAGCAAAAGTTGAGAATTCGATTAGAGGAAAAAGTGACATATTTGGAAAAAGTAATCTCTGAGCTGCGGAATTAACCGAGAGCTAAGCCTTTCAGAAATTAATAAATTAGATTTGTCATTATTAACACATTAGCAGGAGTTAATACCCTGCTGATGTAAAAAAAGGATTTATAAAATGTCAACTGAACTCAAAGGGCCTGGAGAAATTGCGGGTGAGAACTTGGGGGGCTCCGGTGCAAACTTAAATGAACGACCTGATAATTCTACTCCTGGAGGCGGTTCTAACGGTACTGGTGGTAATGACAGTGGCGGCTCATCTTCTGGCTATACAGCTGCTCGCCGACAAATTGATGCAGTAGTAAACGACCCAGCAGTTAAGAGTAAATTATCGGCGATTATTAAAGGTGCCAAAGCGATCAATCCCAATGCACACCTGTCTATTACAGAGTTAACTGAGACTGGTACTTTAAAACTCGGCATCACCGATATTTCGGCAGATCAGGCCTCGGCTCTTGGGCTGGGTAATATTATCACCGTACATGCTAATAATGGGTTTATGTATACTGGCGGAAGTATTGAAACCGGGCATGTGCTGGGTAAAACTCCGCCCGGGATTGGCGGAACCGGTGGTAGCAACGATAGTGGAACTATCGCAGCACAAAACAAGGTCTCGCCAGATATTTATCTTTCAGTACTGCAAGGGACAATTCCAAATGGATTTTGGCTCAGCAACGATAAAGTAATGACCCGGGTACGTGTTGCTTACATCATAAATGGTGGGGGTAAGGGTGACGACCGTACTGGTTATCGGGACAAGGATGTGGAAGTTCCTTCACTTACTGATGCCTGGAATACTAGCAAGCAGATTAAGGCGGATATTGAGGAGGCTGCACGTCAGGCTGAAGCTGCCAGGAAAGCCGAGGAGGCAAGGAAGGCTGAAGAAGCGCGTAAAGCTGAGGAGGCAAGAAAAGCGGAGGAAGCACGTAAAGCTGAAGAGGCAAGGAAGGCTGAAGAAGCACGAAAAGCTGAGGAGGCACGACAGGCTCTTTACAAGAAAGCCGGTATTTTACCGACTCCATCTTACTCCCCAGAAAAGGCCGCGGCAGGCAGTGCTGCACTTGCGAAAGCCGGAGTTATGGCCCTTAACCGTGCGCCTGCTGCATTACAGCTTACATCGGTAGCTGGTGGCGTTATGACTACTGCTAGTGAGCTGGCCGGTTGGGTAGCCAGTGCCTTATGGCGAGGAGCTGTTGCCGTTTCCGACATTGCAGTGGTTAGTCCAGTTGGGGCTATGGTAGGTGCATTTGTAGCTGGATTTACACCAATTCCAGTGGGGACAGGTAGCGATCGAGTACCGGGACGAGATATTGAAATGCTGGCAGTGCAGGCCCGATTGATGGCGGCTGGTAAGGTTAGTATTGAGCCAGGGATGACCAGTGTCAACTTACCAGTACGTAGCTTCATTACTACTGACGATGATGGTCGTCAGTCCGTACACATGGTTAAAACTGGTGTCGGCGGGGTGTCTGCAGCTGTTCCGGTACTTAATGCAGTCCGGGATGAAGCTACTGGCCTTGATCGCATTACGGTTCCGGCAGTGGCAGGCGCTCCATCTCGTACCATTCTGATTAACCCTGTTCCAAGCGGGCCAACAGTACCAGCCAATACCGGTAATACGGGGCCAGTGCCAAAGACTCCTGTACATACGGGTACAGATATCCGACAAGCAGATAGCATCGTAACAACGACCTATCCAGCTGCGGAAGATTTGGCGATACAGGACTTTATCTATTGGCAGCCTGACGCGCTTGTAAGTGGAGTTGAGCCCATTTATGTTATGTTGGCTAGCCCTCGAGACTTGCCAGGCAAAGTCACCGGTAAAGGGGAGCAGGTTGGCGATGGTTGGTTAGACAAAGCAGGTCAGGAATTAGGCTCTCCAATTCCAAGCCAGATTGCTGACAAATTACGTGGTCGTGAGTTCTCGAACTTTAATTCGTTCCGCAGAGCTTTCTGGAAGACTGTTTCTGATACCCCAGAGCTAAGTGAGCAGTTTGATCAAGCTAGCTTAGGTAGTATTAAGTTAGGAAAGTCGTCCTTCGTTCGTAAAAGTGAGCGTGTTGGAGGGAGGCTAAAACATGAGTTACATCACGTAAAAGCTATTAAAGATGGTGGTGATGTATTTGATGTTGATAACTTGCGGGTTATGACTCCAAAAAGACATATTGAAGTACACAAAAGTAATGGTGGTAAATGATGGACGATAAAAAAAGTATTTCTGATTTTACCGAAGCTGAATTTTTAGCTTTCGTAAAAAAGATATTTAACCCAAATACTACAACGGAAGACGAAGACGTACAAAACGTATTAGAGTTTGAAAGGCTTACTGAGCACCCAGATGGTTCTGATGTTATCTTCTATCCTCCAAAGGACCGAGAGGATAGTCCAGAAGGAGTTGTCAAGGAAGTAAAAGAATGGCGTGCAAAAAATGGCAAGCCAGGATTCAAGGATAGTTAACTTTCTGAGGCGTTCCAAAACAATCTAAACCCGCTATGGCGGGTTTTTTTGAGTCTGTGTGTTCCGCAAGCTGTCTTTTAAGAGAAAACTAGCATGACAAAGATTCTAACGGATGAAGAGTTAAATGCTCTCATCGAAAAAGCGCAGGCACACTCAGAAGTGATGTCTGATTTAGGTTCAGCACAGGAAGCTGAAGAGTCTGAACAGATACTAAGCGCATTATGTGAATTGAAGCGCCACAGGGGAGGCGCATCCGATTTGGGGATTGGCGAAGCATAAGCGGCAAGCATCATTGATAAATCATTATCAACAAGCCATAATCATGTCATCGGAGCCTGAACAACTCCGGTGACTTCTGCGCTTTGAGGGGACTCAAAGTGCAAACGACAATCAGAACACCTTTCAACCAGTCACAGATGCAGAAATGCACCTGCGATTTTCTGCATTCTGCGTTTTATCTCTCAGGAGGTGAAGCGTGAAGCAACAATTCCACCTCATCAACGAAAGCGTTAAGCAGAACGCTATCAACTTCATCCGCACGTTACCGGTTGACCAGAAGCGTCCACTGATTCTCGATATCAAAGAGATGACTCGCACACTGGATCAGAACCGCAAGATGTGGCCTCTCCTTAAAGATCTGTCTGACCAGGTTACCTGGTTCGGGAACAAATACGATTCCGACGACTGGAAAGACCTCATAACGGCGATGGTAGCTAAGGCCAAAAAACAAGAACAAAGAATGGCGCCCGGACTTGATGGCGGCGTTGTGATGTTTGGCCAGCGTACCAGCAAGATGACCGTTCGCCAGATGGTAGAGGTAATTGAGGCTATTTACTGGTTCGGCACACAGCAGGGCGTCAAGTTCAGCGAGAAATCACGTCTCGAAATTGAATGGGCGAAAGAGTGGGATGAGCAGCATGGCTAACCAATACAGGATCTCATTACCCTGGCCGCCGAGCAACAACCGCTACTACCGGCATAACCGCGGGCGCACGCATATCAGCGCAGAAGGGCAGGCGTACCGAGATAGTGTCGCCAGAATCATCAAAGACTCAATGCTGGATATCGGCTTATCGACACCAGTGAAAATCCGTATCGAGTGCCACATGCCTGACCGGCGTCGCCGTGACCTGGACAACCTGCAAAAGGCAGCATTCGACGCCCTGACGAAATCTGGTTTCTGGCTCGATGATCAGCAGGTGGACTACTACAGCGTTAAGAGGGTGCCAATTGTCAAAGGCGGCAGGCTTGAACTGACCATCACCGAACTGGAGGCCGCATGAGCCGTGACGTTATCGAACGCATCCGCGAACGCTGGCACAAGCTCCGCCTCTGCCGGCACCACGGAACCGTACTTGTTGACTACCGCATTTTGAAGAATTTCGTCCGCATCTATCAGGCTTCAGGAGAGAAAGCATGAATACACAGTACCTTGAGTATGTTCGCCAGCAGCTGATAGTGGCCACCGCCGATCTGAGCGGGGCAACGAAAGGGCAACTGGTAGCCTTTGCTGAGAACGCAATGTTTGAAGCGACGGCGCGCAGCAATAAGCGGATGAAGGTAGTCGACCCGGCGACCGGGAGAATGGTCAAGCCGAGTAATCCTCCGGTTCCCGGCAAGCAGTCCCGCGCCAAAGGTTCATCCATTACCCTAGTGCAGCCTGTTGAGTTTTCTACTGCCAGCTGGCGCCGCGCTCTCCTGTCATTGGAAGAGCATCAGAAAGCCTGGCTACTGTGGAACTACAGCGACAATATCCGTTGGGAGCATCAGGAGACGATCACTCGGTGGGCGTGGGAACAATTCAGCCAGAAGCTGGCCGGCGTGCGCATTGCAAAGAAAACGGTCGATCGTCTGCGTCAGCTTATCTGGTTGGCAGCGCAGGACGTCAAAGCTGAACTGACAGGGCGCAACACATACGAATACCAAATGCTTGCCTCCCTGATCGGAGTGACCACGAAGAACTGGTCAGAAACGTTTACGGAGCGGTGGGAAGAGATGAAAAGCACTTTGCGGCGCCTTGATAGCGATTCGTTATTACAGGTTACGCGAACACGTTCACAACAAAAGGCGACAAATTTAGATGCAAGTCTTGCAAAACTGGATTGAAACGCATATATTTCATGTAAATTTGATAGTTTGCCAATTTTACGTTAACCCGCCTCTGAGCGGGTTTTTTGTCTTAAAGATTTCTACAGAAATTATCTCCAATTTTGGTTGAGTGCGCTTCGATGTCCTTGTCGAAGACTACAGCACTAGATTTGTATTTTGGAAAATTAAGGATGTATTTAGGCCCGATAAAGCCCGAGATTTCAGAATATGCTTCAACGGCGGCGATCTGGCCATTCCAGCTATAATGTGGGTTGGTACCTATTATGCAGTCGCCTTGTTTGTATTTTCCGACTGCGTCTGAAGCGAAGCCGCTCGCTGAGGATACTAGCAAGACTGTTGTTAAAATTACCTGTTTCATATTGACTCCTTGTCATTAAGCACACATCGGATCTTAATGTCTACAGAACGTTAAAACTACTCTGTAATTTTATGTTCTTGCTATGTTTCCCACTTCTGTAACGCATGCTATATATACGAAAGACAAAGCGAAGCATCGATTGCCCTCCAGGTAAAACAGTAGCTCGGGATACTTGGAATGATGCTGTCGGTTTGGTCTGACATGAACCTACTTCTTAGCCTGCTCCATAGCAGGCTTTTTTTTGCCGCAAAAGGGCAAATCGACATTCGATAAAACTCATTTCAAGGCTGCGCTTTTGCGCGGCCTTTTTATTTCAGGACCGCGGGAATCATCTACGACGAGCTTTGTTGATAAATCAGCCCGACGGTCCTGATCCTTTCAAACACACACAGCACCCGCTAACTACGCGAGGTGAGAGTATGTATTCCATGGAAAAGATTACCACTGGTGCTGCGTATGGCGCTTCAGCCGGGAGCATCCTGAACGGCATGCTTAATGCCTACAGTCCCGAGCAGTGGAATGCCATCGGCGTGCTGGTGGGCATTGTCATTGCCGTACTAACGTATCTGACGAATTTGTATTTCAAAATCCGCGAAGACAACCGACGAAGCAGGAGCAGAGATGAACCCGACGCTCAGGAATAAACTGATTGGCGCTATCGCCGGAGGTTCCGGCGCGATCGCAATTGCCTCTGTCATGCTTGGTAACGCTGATGGACTGGAAGGGCGGCGCTATTACGCCTATCAGGACGTCGTCGGCGTCTGGACTGTTTGCGATGGACATACCGGTTCAGATATTCGCCGCGGTCACCGCTACTCCGACAAAGAGTGCAATAACCTGCTGAAGTCAGACCTGCGAAAGGTTGCTAACGCCATCGACCCGCTGATTAAGGTTCGCATCCCTGATCCTACCCGTGCCGCTCTTTACTCCTTCACTTATAACGTTGGCTCTGGTGCCTTCGCCAGTTCCACGCTACTGAAGAAATTGAATGCTGGAGACGTGCCGGGTGCGTGCAAAGAACTGCAGCGCTGGACGTATGCCGGCGGCAAGCAATGGAAGGGCCTAATTACCCGACGCGAGATTGAGCGCGAAGTCTGCGAGTGGGGCCAGAAATGAGCCGTTTAACAGCAACTATTTGTGCTGTCATTATCTGCCTGATCGCCTCCATGGCATGGGCTATCCACCATTACCGCGACAACGCCATCACTTACAAAGATCAGCGTGATAAGGCGACTGAAAAACTCAGCTTGGCGAACGCCACCATCAAAGACATGCAGACCAGGCAGCGAGATGTTGCGGCACTGGATGCCAAATACACCGGAGAACTGGCTGATGCCAAAGCTAATATCGATCAGCTTGAGCGGGATGTTGCTTCTGGCAAGCGTCGGCTGCAGCTCAACGCAAAATGTACCGCGAACGGAACGGCCGTCGCCGGCGGCATGGGCGATGCTTCCGGCCCCCGACTTACTGACTCCGCTGAACGGGATTATTTCACCCTCAGAGAACGAATCGTCACAGTGACGAAGCAAGTCGGCTATCTGCAGGACTACATCAGAATGCAATGTCTGAAATAACTTGCAACATGTCTAATGTTATGAGTATGTTTATGTTCCGCATGCCATAGCTGAGGGTTTTATGACATTCATTCCCAAGTGGTATTTGAAAGAGACTGTTCTTTTTATTGATGAAGAAGAAACACAGTACAAGTACGAATTATTTCAGAAGAATGATGGTACTGGTTTTGTTGCCCATCTCTTCCGTCTGGATGATTTTATGACCTTGCAGTTGTGGGTGAAGATTGATGAGCTAAATTATTTAAGTGGCAGAGTTAAAGAACATGTGGTTGATGAAGTTGAGTTGCATTTCAAAGAAAAAATTCTTCACATCGAAGATTGATCTTTAAAATTGTTATGCCATGTTCATTTTTATAAAGGCCACCTTCTGGTGGCTTTTTTAATAGTTATCGTACAGGAGCGAGGTATGGCTAACGAGTATCAGCGCAGGCCATATCCTCCGGTTAACTTCATCGGTACCGATAACTGGCAGCCATACTCCAGACTCATTCCTGCCAACGAAGTGCATGAGTGGGTTAACAGGCAAATACTCATCGACACCGTAAGCATCTATAACCCAGACCATGGGCACCTTCTCGATGCTGATCTCTGCTTCATGTGGGCGTCAGACTCTTTCGCGAAGAAAGGGCGCTACGTTCTCGGTCAGGCCGAACAGGTAATGCTTCGCGCCGGATGCCTGTTTAAGAATGAGTACGTGCCTGAAGCAATTACACGCCGCCAATCTGACCAAGAATAGCGAGGGCAGCGAAAAACGCGGCCAACCCATTGAATTTGGTTTGAAGCTGCAAAGTTAAAACCAAATTATGCAGATCTACTGCTTTTTCTCCTTTGCCCATTGTTAATTTAACAACGCTAGGGTTTTCCTTGGCCTTCACAAAAACAGAAATCAACCAAAAGACAACAGACAAAAAACCACAGCCCAAAGAAATTACATGTTTTTCTAGTATCCATTCGAACATTATTCGTCCTTAAATATAAAGGGTCTAATATGGCACTCACCGACAAGCAAGAAATGTTCTGTCGCGAGTACCTCATCGATTTAAACGCCACGCAAGCGGCTATTCGGGCGGGGTACAGCGCAAAGACAGCTAACCGCACCGCGTCCGAAAACCTGTCAAAACCTGACATCCAGTTAAGGATTGCTGAACTTAAAGCGCAACGCAATGATCTGGTTGGCATAAATGCGACATACGTCCTGAATCGTCTTGTTGAGATAGACCAAATGGACGTGCTCGACATCCTCAAAGACGACATGAGTCTGAAGCCAGTAAGCGAGTGGCCTTCATCCTGGCGGAGATATCTTAGCGGCTTCGATGTGGCAGAGATGTTTGAAGGCCGCGGGGAAGAGCGTGAAATGGTCGGTCTTCTTAAGAAAATTAAGTGGCCAGATAAAGTCAAAAACCTAGAGCTGCTCGGGAAGCACATAGATGTGATGGCTTTCAAAGAGCAGACCACTCATGAGCATACAGGCAAGAACGGCGGGCCAATCGAAATGACTACGCTGACCAAAGAAGAGTACAAGGCTGCCCGGCGGGAGATGTTGGAGGATGACGACTGCTGAGCAAAAGACATTTGCCCGTAAGGTTGAATGCGAGGAAGACGGACTCTATTACGCGCGGTACTTCTTCAAACAACGTACCGGCGGCAAGATGATTGTGGCGCCTCACCACAAGGTGATTCAGAAGACACTGGATCGCGTTATCGACGGTGAGATTCAGCGTCTGATTATCAACGTCCCTCCTGGCTATACGAAGACTGAGCTGGCAACCATCAACATGATGGGGCGAGGACTGGCGCTCAACTGTCGGGCGCGCTTCATGCACCTGTCCTACTCGCATAATCTGGCGCTGCTGAACTCCTCGACGGCCCGCGGCATGATTAAATCTCAGGCGTATCAGTCAATGTGGCCAATGGCATTGCGTGACGATGCCGACAGTAAGGCTATGTGGTGGACTGAACACGGCGGCGGCGTATACGCGTCATCAGCTGCGGGGCAGGTTACCGGCTTTCGTGCCGGGCATATGGAGCCAGGTTGGCAAGGCGCGCTGATTATTGATGACCCGGTTAAGCCTGATGATGCTTACTCGGAAATCGTCCGTGACGGCGTCAATAACCGTTTTAACGAGACAATCAAATCACGACTGGCGCTCGAGACGACGCCGATGATTGTCATCATGCAACGCATCCATTACCACGACCTGAGCGGGTATCTGCTGCGGGGCGGGAGTGGCGAGAAATGGCATCACCTGAATTTGCCGGTGATTATCGATAACAGCCAGTCATACGCTGCGCAATACCCAGAGAACACTCACGCCATACCCATAGATCACGGCCTGCCTGATGGTTGGCTCTGGCCTTTCAAACATAACGAATCGCACCGTGTATCGCTGTTTTCGCACCGGCGCACCGCCGAAGCTCAGTATATGCAGAAGCCGCGACGGTTTAATGCTGAGGGCGCGCTATGGACAGAGGTGATGATAAGCGCTGCTCGCGAGCTGCAAATTCATCACGATAAGGTTCGCACTGTCGTAGCGATTGACCCACAAGCAACCAACAGCGACGAAAGCGACGAGTCGGGCATTGTGGTTGCTAGTGCATACGGTACGGGGGATAAGAAGCAATACACCGTTGACGGCGATTACAGCGGCAAGTACTCCCCTGCAGGTTGGGCCATAAAAGCAATGTGGGCATATGAGGAACACGGTGCTGATGCGATCGTCATCGAGACCAACCAAGGCGGCGATATGGCGGAAGAAACGCTGCGAAATGCCGAGTTTAAGGGGCGCATCATTCGCGTGCATGCCAGTAAAGGGAAATATGCCCGCGCGGAGCCGATATCAGCGCTCTACGAACAGGGGCGTGTGGCACACCATGGCAACCTTTACACGCTGGAAAACCAGCTGATGGAGTACGTGCCAACTACTGCCAAGAAGTCGCCTGACCGTCTCGACGCGATGGTGTACGCACTTACTGAGCTCGGTGGAGCACAACCAATGGGCATGATGATACCGAAAAGATTGCGGTAAATAATTTCGACTCGGTTTAGTCACAAGGAATGCAGTATTATTCACGCATACTAACTAACGGGGTGATATATGGACTGGACAGTTTTTTGGTCTGCTGCGTCTGCTGTATTTACTGGGCTAACTGCATTGATAGCAGTATTGGCGATTTTCAGATGGCGCAAACAAGACGAATTAAAGGCCAAGCTTAACTTTAAAATGGCAGTTGCTAACTACGCATTCCAATTAACCCAAATGCCTGAAAAACTCGACCAACCCCACGTCAGGCATACTCAGGTTGATAATTGTCAGCAATTAACACGTTTACTTTCTGCCTGTAATAACGCATGGATGATCTGCGAAGGGTTGCTAGACAAAAATGATAAAGTATGTGATTCATGGAAGTATATATTTGATAATAATAAGAATTACTTTAACGGCGAGTTAACTAAACACGAGCTTGGCGAAAGTTGTATGATTATTTTGAAAGAGAAGTTTGTTTTCAACTGATTAATTCATTTCATATGGGTCGCTTAGGCGGCCTTTTTTATTACCTAAATCCCACCAACGGACAAACCATGACTGACAAATTAACTCTTGCCGTCAACCATGCGTTGAACGATGCGCGGATAGCGCGCTCCCGTATGGGGCTGATGGCGCCTACAATGGGGCTGGACAATAAGCGCCATTCTGCATGGTGCGAGTATGGTTTCCCAGAACAGGTAACCTACGATAACCTTTATGCCCTGTACCGGCGTGGTGGTATCGCTCATGGTGCCGTTGAGAAGTTAGTGGGCAAGTGCTGGCAGACAAACCCAGAGATCATCGAGGGTGACGATGCTGATGAGAGCAAGGACGAAACCCCTTGGGAGAATAGCGCCAAAAAGGTTTTCACTAAACGACTCTGGCGCGCTTTTGCGGAAGCAGACCGCCGCCGTTTGGTCGGTCGCTATGCTGGAATCCTGCTTCACATCAACGATTCCAGAAAATGGGATCAACCGGTTGTTCGCGGGAAGTCACTCAAAAAGGTAACGATCGCATGGGCCGGTTCGTTAACTGTCAGCCAGTGGGTCACTGACGAGAATTCGGCAGACTACGGTCAGCCAAAGCAGTGGAAATACGTTGAGAGCCTGCCAAATGGCGGGACAAATCAGCGCCTTGTACATCCCGATCGCGTCTTCATCCTTGGCGACTATTCTAACGATGCCATTGGCTTTCTTGAGCCACCTTATAACGCCTTTGTCAGTCTGGAGAAAGTGGAGGGTGGTTCTGGTGAGTCGTTCCTGAAAAACGCTGCTCGCCAGCAGAACATCAACTTCGATAAAGAGATTAATTTTAGCGAGTTGGCCTCGATGTATGGCGTTACGGTTGACGAGCTTCAGGAACGATATAACGATGCCGCCCGAGAACTAAACCGAGGTAATGACACTCTGCTCATTACGCAAGGCGCCAGCGTCACTTCGCTAGTTTCACCGGTATCCGACCCATCGCCAACTTATGACGTAAACCTGCAAACCGCTGCCGCCGGGGTGGATATCCCTACGCGCATCTTAGTGGGTAATCAGCAGGCTGAGCGTTCCAGCACTGAAGATCAGAAGTATATGAATGCTCGCTGTCAGTCGCGGCGCGGAGATTTGTCATTCGAAATTGAAGACTTCAGCGACAAGTTAATCGACCTGAAGATTATTGATGCAGTCAGCGAGAAGACTGTTATCTGGGATGACCTTAACGAGCAGACTGGAACTGAGAAGCTCGCCAATGCTAAGACCATGGCAGAGATTAACCAGACGTTTCAGGGAAGCGGAGAGAATCCGGCCTTCAGCCGCGAAGAAATACGCACTGCAGCAGGTTATGAAAACGTTGATGAATTTCCATTAGGAGAAGAGGATGGCAACGAAGAAGACGAAGCCACCGATTCTACCGCGTAACTATCAGGATCCGACGGGAGCCGATGCGCTCGAACGCAGGGCAATGAAAGATTTCGCCAGGCGGATGAATAAGATTGGCAAAGCGTACAAATCAGCACTCGACAAAATACCTTCCTCCCTCGCAGTAAACGCCAGATACGAATACCAGCTAAACCTAACATTACTCTCCATCATCCTGAACGATGCCAGTTATCTGGTGGATCAGGTGCTGCTGGATGGTAACGAGTACGACCTGTGGTTTTACGAGTATGTCGATTTGGCGTCAGAGAAAGGCACAGGACAGTCATTCTACAACCTTAGCCAGCAGTCGCCGGTGTATGCCGCCGGGCGTGAGTCACTGGCCTCCATCCTCGCAAGTGACCCATACCAGCAACGCATGGCGCTGGTACATGCGCGTGTGTTTGAGGAAATGAAAGGCTTGAGTGCAGAAGTGAAGCGCGATATGGCGCGCGTTCTGACTGATGGTGTGGGGCGAGGGCTTAACCCGCTGGATATTGCCAGGAATCTTACTGCACAGACTGGCATTGAGAAGCGCCGGGCGAACCGGATAGCGCGCACTGAGGTTACCACTGCGCTGCGCCGGGCTAAATGGGATGAAGATCAGGAGGCGAACGAACTCTACGGACTTAAAACGCTTCTGGTTCACATCTCAGCGCTGTCACCGACAACCAGACATTCCCATGCAGTGCGCCACGCACACCTTTACACCAATGAAGAGGTCCGTGACTGGTACAGCAAGGACGGTAACTCCATCAACTGCAAGTGCAGCCAGCAATCGGTGCTGGTGGATGCGGACGGTAAACCGGAGTACCCGGACACTATCACGAAACTCAAACAGGAATACAAATCGATGCAGGCGCGCGGTTACGCCTGGGCGGAGAAATAACTATGCCTATGCAGGTCAATATCACCACTAAGGTGAATAGCCAGTCTATCCGACGCGAAACGTACAACGGGCGTGAGCACCTGGTGCTTCCGAGCTACACGCTTCCGGCTAACGTCGTCATGAATGGCGGGTTGTACACGGAAGATGAAATCAATGCCCACTATCAGGGGCTGGAGGGCACGCTGGCGCCGCTGGGGCACCCACAGGTTAACGGCCAGTTCGTATCTGCGTTTTCTCCTGAAGGGATTAATGCCGGTCATATCGGCGCGTGGAACCGCAACGTTAAGAAGTCCGGCAATCGCATTTACCTCGAAAAGTGGGTTGATGTGGCCCGCGCCGGCGAGTCTGAAGGCGGAAAGGAATTGCTTGAACGTGTCGCTGCTATTGAGCGAGGTGAAGAGGTCCCGCCAATTCACACCAGCGTGGCGGCATTCCTCGACCAGCTCGAGCCAAATGAACAGCAGCGTGCAACTGGTGCCGATTGGGTGGCAAAAATCCACAGTATGGACCATGACGCGATCCTGCTTCATGAAGTTGGAGCCGCTACCCCTGAGCAGGGCGTTGGCCTGATGGTTAACGCTGACCTGGCGCAGCCGCTAAAAGCTAACTCTGGCGCGCTGGTGGGCGAATCCTACCGGGAGCGAGAGCAACGACTCGACCGGGCAGCCAAAGCAAAGTTTGCACCAGGTGAAAATGAATATGCCTGGGTGGCTGACTTCACTGACTCGCAAGCGGTAATCATCCGTAACGGCGGTAATGCTGAGGTGTTTGGCTATAAGTCAGAGGACGGAGTTATCACCTTCGACGATACCGGCACCGCAGTTGCACGACAGGAGTCGTGGGTGGCCGTCGTCGCCAATAAACTCAAATCTCTATTCACACCGCAGGAACAGCCTGCACCAAACCACAAAACGGAGGGCGACATGCCTTTAACCAAAGAAGAACTGGAACAAATCGGCAGCATGATCGGCCAGGCTGTTGCGACCAATACCGAAGCGGCTATTAAGCCTCTTGCAGAAAAGGTTGATGCGCTTCAGGCCAATCATCAGAAACTCGCGGAAACCCTGACTGCTAACTCCCGCGCTGAAGAGAAAGCAAAGCGTGAGGCGGTAGCTAAGGTCCATGGCGACATCGTAGCCAACGCGCTGTCTGGTGAGGCGTTGGATGCGATGTTTAAAACTATTGGTGAAGCCGCTCCGCTGGGTACCAACAATGCTCAGCGCCAGAAGGAAACCGGTGCGCCAAACCCTGACGAATACTTCAAATAAGGAGCCAGACTAATGGCACGTTATCGTCGCGTTAATATTGACGGTCAGTCTCTGTACAAGACCGAAACCCGTAAAGTGGCTGCCGCGTCATTGCCCGGAACTTTCGTTACCATCAACGGTGACGATGAGTTTGCAGTAGCCGCAGCAACGGTTGGTCGCCTGTATGTGCTCGACCCAGCATTCAGCGAAGGACTGGGTATTACTGACTCTATCCCTGCCGGTCACTCCACATCTGGTAACTACGTAGAAGAAGGTCGAGAACTGGCAATCCTGTGTCCTGCGGGAACCTACGCTAAAGACACCCCGATCAAGTTGGGCGCAAATGGTCAGGGGGCGATTGCCGACTCTGACACCGACACCGTTCTCGGCTACAGCCAGGACGATGCAACTATCGCTGCCGGTGCTACCGATTTTATCCGCGTGCGCTTCCGCGTAGGCACTGTGGCCCCGGCAACTGGCGGCGGCGAGTAAAAGGAGAATATGAATGTACTTCACTAAAGAAACGCTTGCCACGAATAGCCGCCTGCGCCTTCACTGGAACTCTCTGTGGGCTCAGCGCAACATTTGGGATACCGCGCATAACATCATGGTTAACCAGTACCGTGGCGCAATGGATGCAGAAACTCTGGCAGCAAATGCGCTGGCAGGTGATGGGCTGGGTCGTGATTTCTGGGCTGAAATTGACCGCGAAATCGTCCAGTCTCGCGATCAGGTGATCGGCATGGAAATTGTCAACGACCTGATGACTGTGCAAACCGTTCTGCCGATCGGCAAGACTGCCAAACTTTACAATACGATTGGCGATATTGCTGATGATGTCTCTGTGAGTCTTGACGGTCAGGCGCCGTATTCCTTTGACCACACTGATTACGGTAGCGATGGTGACCCAGTCCCGATTTATACCGCTGGCTTCGGTGTTAACTGGCGTCTTGCCGCAGGATTGAACACTGTCGGCATTGATCTGGTGCTGGATTCGCAGACAGCAAAAACCCGTAAGTTCCATAAACGCCGAGTGACTGGTTATCTGGATGGTAATCCGACCATTCAGGTTCAGAACTACCCGGCACAGGGCCTTCGCAACCACCGCAACACCGCCAAAATCAACCTGGGATCTGGCGCAGGTGGCGCTAACATCGACCTGACCACTGCAACCGCGGCGCAGGCGCTGGCATTCTTCGGTCCAACCGGTGCATTTGGTGTGACTGGCCCGCGCCAACCAGGTCACGGCCTATGACGTTTTGTGGCTGTCTCCTGAAATCATGGCGAACCTCTCCAAGCCATACACTATTGAGGTTGGTGACGGTACAAACGCGATCATCAGCGGTTCTGTGCTGGATGCTATTCGCAAGTTTATTCCGGTGAAAGATATCCGCCAAACTTATGCGCTGAGCGGTAACGAGTTCCTGGCATATGAGCGCCGCAAAGATGTGATCTCCCCGCTTGTTGGCATGGCCGTTGGTGTTGTTCCGCTGCCGCGTCCTATGCCTCAGAGCAACTACAACTTCCAGATCATGTCTGCTGAAGGTTTGCAGATTAAACGTGATGAGGAAGGTCGTTCTGGCGTGCTGTACGGCGCAAATCTGGCATAAGGAGAACAGCATGGCTAAATACCAGGTAACCAGGGCGTGGCATGGAGTGAAGGTCGGTGATGTGGTTGAAATTGAGAAACTTCATCCTGCGCTGAAATCTCATGTTATGAAACTCTCTGACACTGTGCTAACCCCGGCAACGCCTGAAGGCGGTACCGATAACAAATCTCGTAAAGAGATTATCCAGCAGCGCCTAACGGAATTGAATATCGAGTTTAAAGGCAACCTTGGTGCTGAGAAGCTCAGCGAGTTGCTGCCAGATGGCGAACTTGAAAAGCTTTTCCCGACTGAATAACGCCGCGAAAGCGGTTTTTTTACGCCCTGCTTCGGTGGGGCGTTTTTACTGGAGTCGATAATGGTAACTCTCGAACAGGCAAAGGAGTATCTGGAAGGTCAGGGAATTACCATTCCCGATTTTGTGCTGCAGGCGTTCGTTGATGAGGCGAACAGCATTCAGGAGTGCCTTGATGCGCATTACCCGGCATCTACTGCCTTGCTGATTCAGCTCTACCTGTTAGCGCTGATGGGGCTCGGGAGTGGAGATAAATACATTTCCAGCCAGACGGCGCCAAGCGGAGCATCCCGGTCCTTTCGTTACCAGTCATTCTCTGACCGATGGAAGGCATCCGTAAACCTGCTGCGCAGTCTGGATAAATATGGGTGCGCCAGCGCGCTGATTCCTGCCGATCCAACTGCTGCCCCAGCATTCGCCGGCATCTGGATTGGCAAAGGTGGCTGTATGTGTGGTGGCAACAAATGAAATGGATATCCGTAAAAGAGCGTCATCCGCGGTCATTCGTCCGTGTCTGGGTGATGACCGATACCGGGAAGCAAACCACAGCGTACGTGAAAAGCAACGGTGAGTGGTACATCAACTGCGACCGCATACGCGCCACTGGCGCTGTTGTGCTGCGATGGAGGGATGACTGATGTCTTCGGTTGCCAATTGGTCTTATACCGCGACAGCGACAATCTGGCGGAAGCTGGAGGGCAACGACGAATACGGCGACCCGTTGGGCTATGCCGAACCTGAGCAAATCCTCTGTGATTATGAGGGGGGGCTCAGCAAGAAACTAGCCACCTTGGGCGCTGAAATCGTCGTGAAGAACACAGTCTGGACCGAGTACGCGCTGGCGACAGCAGGTGATTACCTGCTGATTGGCGTATCGACCGAAGCCGACCCGGTTGTCGCCGGGGCAGACGAGGTGCGGCAGGTTATCCGTTACGCCGACACATTCGAGCGACTGGCGGATGATTACGCCATTCTGACTGGGGTCTAATTATGGGTATTAAAGTTAGCGGCATTAGCCAGGCCAAAAAACACCTCAATGACACCATCAACGATGTCAGGGGACGCAAGGTCATTCGTGCGCTTCAGTCAGCGATGATTCTTATTGGTGCCCGGGCGGCCTATTACACTCCGATCGACACCTCCACCCTGATTAACAGCCAGTTTCGGGAAATCGACGCTGGTGGGGTGTTCATCACCGGTCGCATCGGCTATTCAGCCAACTATGCAGTATACGTGCATGAAGCGTCAGGTAAGTTAAAAGGTCAGCCGCGCGCGCACTTCGGCGTGACCAGTAACCGCTCTGAGTTCGGCCCGCAAAAACCAAAAGAGTTTGGAGGCGGAACCGGAACGGGCAACTACTGGGATCCACACGGTGAGCCGAAATTCCTGACCAAAGGCGCGAATGACGAGCGAGATAACGTTGATGCGGTGATGCGCAAGGAGCTTTCGCTATGACGCCAATGATGCATGAGCGTGTGCGCAATATGTTCGGCGACGCCGGGCTAACGACCGGCTTCACGGTGCAGCAGTTGATGTACGACGACCCCGGCGACCTGTCGAAAGCGATCATGGTATTCAGGCCAAACGGCGGCTCGAACATTCGAACAGATCTCGGTTCCGAATATCACGTCCTTGTCGATGTTGTCGGCGCGAAAGATAAGCGCAAAGATGCGCTAAATGCCGTGCAGAAAATTGTCGATTACGTACAAGCCAATCCCATGGCTGACGAGTGCGTCGGCTACATCCAGAACATGGGCGCAATTCCCGCGCCAGTGCTCACAGAAGAAGGGCGAATAGTCTTTCGACTCCAATTTGCCTGTACCTATGGCGAATAGCCAAACCAAACAAATGACCCGCTCCGGCGGGTTTTCTTTTGAGTATAAGAGGAGCTTCACATGGCTGATTGCCCGAACTCGAACGAACGCCTTTTCGGCGGCGCGGTCGTTCTGGAGGTTGCCGACGGTTGCCCAGACACCAAACCTGATGAATCAGAATGGAAGTCTCTGGCAGCTGGTACTTCCAAAGGGTTTGACTTCAATCCGAACTCAGTAACTTCAGATGCGGATGACGGCGGTGGTTACGTCGAGACCATCATTACCAACAGTGATTTTACCCTGAGTTTCGAGGGGGAAGTTCGTAAAAAAGATAAGTTGGATCAGTACGGAGTCGGTAAGTTCATCAAGTATTTTGCTGATGAGCTAAAGGCCAAACGTCAACCTGGTATTTGGGTTCGAATGGACTACGGCCCTGTTGAGTTCATTGGCTACATGAACATTACGGCGCTAAGTTCTGACGGTGGAACCAACGACATCGTTACGTTCTCCACTGAATTCAAAGTTGGTGATGCCAGCACCATTGAAGTGAATGAGGTGACTTCTGTAGCAGTAACCGGTGTGACAGTAACTCCAGCCACCAGCACTGGCGCTGCAGCTGGAACCAGCACCTTCACGGTGAATATCGCTCCTGCCGGAGCTACCAACAAAAACTTTACCGTAGCGACCACCGATGCGACCAAAGCAACGGCTACCGCCTCCGGTAACACCGTTACCGTGACGCGCGTCGCCACCGGCAGCGCGCAGATCATCATCAACACCGAAGACGGCAACTTTGCGGCCGTGCATACGGTCACCGTTACCTAACGGACATTCCAAAGGGCAGCGCGCTGCCCTTGATAATGACCGCTTACTGGAATGAGCTATGACAGCATTAATCGACATTGGTGAACTCTCTGTTAGTGATAGTCGCGATGGAGGTCAAGACTATCTGTTAAGGCCATCTTTCGAGGCGATGACCCGCATTGGGACACCTGCAGAGATCGTGCGAGCGTATGCCACTATTCACGGAAGTGATGTTGCAAAATTACTTGAAGCCTGTACTGACACACTGAGAAGAATACCTGACTGGCTTTCACCTTCATTTAACAGATCGGCAGAGAAGGTACTATCAACATGCATGCATGTGCTTCAGGCTTGCTGCGAAGATGATATGACACCGATGATTGGTGAATGGAAAGGGTGGCGGCATTGTGTCGTATATCGCCCCGGGCAGATGCCGAAGAACGATATCATCGTGCTGGCTCAACACCTCATGCAGCACGGCGTTGTCGGCAAGGCTAAGGTTAGACAGCTACAGCGCCATGAAACAGGGGAACGCACGACAGAATTTAAAGTCTTCGACTACATTAGCGCTGCACGTAGCCACTTTGGCATGAGTCGCTCTGAGGCATCGCAGCTGACGATGACCGAATTCCAGATGCTGCTGGCGGCGAAATACCCGGACCAGAAAGGATTCACGCGCGAAGAGTATGATGCAATTGCTGATGACTACTTGGCAAAGCAAGCGGCAAGAAGGGCTGCAAAAAGCAAATCTGAAAATGTTTAATCTTGTAAGCAATCATATCCCTGCTACCATTTGGAAAATTAAACAAGAGGGATAGGTATATGAAAAAACTAATTTTGCTTATTTTTATTGGTTCCGTTCTTAGTGGATGTGTGTATAGAAGTACTGCCCACAGTGGACGTGATTTCGATGAAACTAAAGCAACACAAATAGTACCAGGAAAAACCACTGAAGCTGATCTTATTAAGAACATTGGCGAGCCGATGAAGAAAGAAATCGTAGGTGACCATGAGGTTAAATGGATTTATGAGTATGTAACTTCAAATGCAGCTGTCCGCGTCTTCTCAGCTAAGCCAAAGGTTGACGTCACTAAGAAGACTTTAGAAGTTCTTATCAGGGATGGTGTTGTTGTTAATTCCGCATTGTCCAATCCCGGAACTACTCAATACCGATAAGGAAAGTGGACCCTTAATAAAACCTCGCGAATGCGGGGTTTTTTTATGCTTGGAGAATGATATGGCAGGCGAGAAAGATGCAGGTAGCATCGTCTATACAGTAAGCGCTGATATAGCCCCTTTACTTCAGGCTGGACGGCAAGCCATTGAGTCGCTTGATGGAATGGGTGATGGTGCAGGGAAAGCTGCTGATAATTTTTCCGGTCTTGAGAGAGCTACTGATAAATCTGGGAAATCGATTGCTAGGACCGCGGGTGACGCGAGCAATGCAGCAAAAATCATGGAACGGCTTGGTAATGAAATAGCTGTTCTCGAAGAAGCAAATAAAAATGGAGCCCGCAGCGCAGCTGCCCTGGCAGCTCAGATTGCAGCATCAGGAGATGCGTCAGAGGCGCAAAGCAGGGAGATCGGTAACCTTGCCGTCAAGCTTTTTGACGTAAAACAGGCCGCGATTGATGCAGCCAAAGCGAATAGTGATAGTGCCGCTGCTTACAGAGCATCAGAATCTGCGATCTCATCACTTGAGAGCGAATTATCCGTCCTAAATGCGGAGATGATTGAGGGTTCTCGCAGTGCCGCTATTTTGTCTGCACAAATGAAGGCTGGGAATGGCGCAACGGAGGAGCAAAAGGCGCGCATATCGCAACTGGCTGGCCAGTTATATGACCTAAAGTCTGCTCAAAATGCCTCAGCAAAAGCATCATCTGAAGCAGCTAAGCAGGCTGCTCAACAAGCCAACGACGCGGCAAGGTTGCGTACAATTTCACTGGGTCTCACGCAGCAGATTGCGGTTCTCAATGAAGAGCAAAAGAATGGCGCTAGAAGTGCAGCAATGCTATCTGCCAGGCTCCAGGCTGGCTCTACGGCAACGGCGGCTCAAAGAAAAGAGATAGGCGAGCTTGCCGGGAAATTATACGACCTCAAGCAAGCGCAAAATCAGATAACAAAATCTTCGTCCGGATTAAAAACAGGACTTTCAGCCATAGCTTCCGCAATAGCGGTTTCTCAGGTGGTTGATTATGGTAAGCGCTTCCTTGAGGCAGCTGACGCCATGTCTCAATTACAGGCCAGGATCGAGAGGTTAACAGGCAGCGCCGCGAGCGCCACCCAGACGATGCAGGGTTTGATGCGCATCAGTTCGGCAACCGGCGGTTCGCTACAGGAGACTGCTAAGCTGTGGGAAACTCTCAGCACGGCGTTGCGAGATACCGGAGCGACTAACGGCCAGATAATCCAACTCACAGAAACACTTCAGAAAATAGGACGTATTGGCGGATCCTCTTCCGAAGAAATGGCGAATGCACTCCGCCAATTCGGCCAGTCAATCTCCTCCGGCACTGTCCGTGCTGAAGAATTTAACTCCATCCTTGAGCAAATGCCTGAACTGGCACGCCAGATTGCCGCCGGGATGGGGGTAAGCATCGGAGAACTGCGCCAGCTGATGCTGGACGGGAAACTGACAGCAGAAGATGCACTGAACGCTATCCAGAAACAAACCAGTTCGGTGAATGCTGAATTCGAGAAGCTCCCTCGAACTCTTGCTCAGGCAAACACTGCACTGACAAACTCATTCTTATCCATGATTGACTCTGTTAACCAGGCGACAGGTGCAAGCTCTGGTATGGTGGCTGTTATTGATTCATTGACGGCTGCGCTCGACAGGCTGGCAGGAAAGGCAATCTCTGCAGATGCTCAGATCTCTGATCTGAATAGCACTGCAGAGATGTTCACGCGCCGGGCCCGCACTTGGTCATGGCTGGGGCTAGACGGCTGGGAGGCGCAAAACAAAGCGCTTGCCGGTCTTAGCAATAAGGCCGCCATGTTGGTCGGTGATCTGGCTGCTGTTTCCAAGGCATCTCAGACCGCGGCCAACACAAAACCAATCGAGATTAAGGCCACTGGGACTACTACCGGTAGCAAGGGTAAAGGCGGCAAGTCAGCAGCTCAGAAAGAGGCGGAGCAATACGCAAAAGCGCAGGAATCAATTAACCAAAAACTGGACGAACTGAAGCAAAAGGCCGAATTGTCAGCAAGTAGTGTCGGTGAGCTTTCGCGCGCTCAGGCCATTCTTAATGCTCAGCAATCACTCGGTAACACCGCAACCCAAGATCAGCTCATGCTGGCAGGGCAGTACGCGGCAAAAGCATGGGATAACGCAAATGCATTGCGAGCGCAGGCCAAGGCAGAAAAGGAAAGAACTGACGCTGCCAATAAGTTCAGTACAATCCGGGGTAAAACCAGCAAAACGGCGGGGCTGGACAGCCAGTATCAGAAAGATATCGCAGATATTGACCAGTATGCCAAGCTTTACCCGCAGAAGATAGGAGAGGCTGAGGCTGCGCGCGCTGCAATCGAGAAGCAATACCGGGAGCAGCGTAACGCGGCAATGTGGGAAGAGTGGGCGAAACAGAACGCAGCTACGCAGGCAACGGCAGCTGCATTCGACTCCTTAGCAGGTAATGCCTCTAATGCTTTGACCGGAATTATCACTCAAAGTATGAGTGCTGAAGATGCGCTGAGATCTATCGGCAGCAATGCGCTTAATAGCCTCATTAACTCATTTGTGCAAATGGGTGTTGAATGGGCCAAATCAGCAATTATGGGGGCGACGGTGCAGAATGCTGCTATCGCAACCACGACGGCCGCACAGGTTAGCTCACTAGCCACCACTACTGCTGCTAGCGCATCATCAGCTGCAGCCACAACGGCAGCATGGACGCCGGCGGCGCTTGTGGCGTCGATTGGTTCCTTCGGCGGTGCGGTTGCTATTGGCCTCGGCGCCTTGGTAGCTGCGCTGGCTGTTGGCTCATCGTTGGCCGGTAAGCGCAAGAACGGTGGTCCGGTTTCGGCGGGTTCAATGTACCAGGTAGGTGAGGGCGGTATGCCTGAAATCTACCGCGCCAGTAATGGCAGTCAGTACATGATCCCGGGTGATAACGGCTCTGTCATCAGCAATAAGGATTTGCAGGGCAGTGGCGGCGGCGCGCTGCAGGTCGTGAACAACGTTTACAACTATGCAAATGGCGTCAATGTCGATACCCGCAGCAGCCAGAACGGCGGGCAACTGGTTATCGAGACCTTTATCACCGATATGCAGAACGGCGGCCCGATGTCCTCTCAGATGCAGGACACATTTGGCCTTCGCCGGCAGGCCAATGGCGATTACTAAAACCAACCCGCTCCGGCGGGTTTTTTAATGCCCGGAGGAAACGTGGCAACAGTTTCATACCCGGAATTCCTACCCCTTCCGCAGCGTCCCAGCCAAAATATGACGCAGGATACCGGCTGGCAGACAACGCAGCCGGCAGTCGGCCCTGTCATATTTACCCCGTTCACCACTGACCTCAAAGCTACCTGGACGCTGCAGTGGATATTTACGCTGCAGCAGGCCGAACGGTTTAAGTCATGGCTGCGGTCGCCAACGTACTGTGACCGCGGGCGTAACTGGTTCACGATGCCAATTGACCTTGGCGACACATACGGACCGCAGTTGCAGACGCTTCACTTCGTCAATATGCCGGTGCAAACCAGTAAGAATGGCGGGGTGGTGACCTGGACCGCCACGGTTATCTGTAATGGTATTGATGACCTGACTGAAGACTTCGATGACTGGATTGTTCAGGCACCGGAGAACTACGGGTCATGGCTTGATTATCTCGTCACTGATGTGATGCCGAGGACTGACTGATGCCAACACTACGAGAATGGAAAGAGCGGCGGCCGGCGAGCGATATCAAACAGACGATTGAGTTTTATCACCCCGCTTTTGGTTATTACCGGGTGGTGAACAAGCAGTTTCGAGAGGCGACGTTCGGCGGCAACCTGTATCAACCTGCGGCTTTTGATATCACCGAACCGACACAGAACGGGTCAGCCATCATCACTATGGGGATCACCTTCCTGCAGGGGGCTGAAGAGGTCAGAAACACGCTAAAAACGTGGACTGGTGCCGCCAGGATGACGGCTATCACGTGTAAGTATCAACAGTGGAATGCAATCGGTGATGCTTCGCCGATGAAGACCTGGTCACTGTTTGTGAAGGATGTTGGCGCCGACGGCACAAACGCCACCGTTAATTCCGGTAAGACCAATCCGCTGACGCTGCCCAATACAATTATTTTCACCACGAAAGATTATCCAGGGCTGATTACCGTATGACGCAGAGCGAATTTATCCGGCTTGTGAATGGCAAGCCGTGGGTTAACCGTGCCTGTTGTTTTGAGCAGATGGATTGCTGGGGGCTGGTGGTGCTGTATTACCGGCATGTGCTCGGTCTGGAGCTGCATCATATCCCCGGCTACGAATCGGGCGCCGACTTCATCACCTGCTACTCAGCGGAATCAGCTCACTGGCGAGCGGTGCCGGTAGCGTCTTCTGGCTGCCTAGCCGTGTTTTATTACGCTGATCGTCCTGTTCACGTGGGCGTAATGCTGGATCCGGTTAAATGCCTGCATTCCCGCGGTGAGTTCGGTTTTGTACGCGCTGACAGCATGGTTATCCTGGCGAAGAAATTCAACAAAGTGGAGTATCTGGTTCATGGTTCGATATGAGCTGCAGCGTCTGCCTGGTGCGCCGAAACAGTATGGAACGACGGCGCCGGGTACTGAGTTGATAGCATTACTGGACTCACTCAGGCTGCATAATAATGTGAAGGTTCGCCTGAATGGACGTGAGCTTAATGATGATTTTGATTTGTCGTTTAAGCTGCGCGCCGGCGACGTCGTAGCAGTATTCGATCAGCCTGAAAGCGGCGGTCTGATAAAGACACTTCTGAACCCGGTGGAGCATCTCAACCCGATCCGCTTCACTAAAAAAGTAATGTCAGGGCTAACCGGGCAACAGACCGCATCATCTCCGTCCATTTCTACTGGTGAATCCCCGAATAACGACGCCACCGGGCAGACTAACCGCGCGCGGCTGTACAAGGGAAGGCCAAATATTTATGGCCAGTGCCGGGTATATCCGGATTTGATTCAGCAGGCGCTGTTTGAGTACATCGACAACAACAAATACATCACTGAATGGTTCGAAGTGGGGTATGGCAAATACACCATTTCCTCTGTTCGTTATTCTGAGTCGAACCTTGGGAGCCTTGCAGGGGCCAGTTACCAGATTTTCGACCCTGGCGCGACGATAGGCACCATTGATGTTGGCTACCAGTTTGATGATGTCGATAACGAAGAAGTGCCTGGGTTGAATGAAAGCGAGGATTTTCCCGCCCAGACAGCGACGACGACAGCGCCAACAGCCATGCTGATCGAAAGCAACCAGCTGAAAGCCACAGTGTTGTCGAATGATGATAATTTTTCATACTTCTCGGCGCTTGCCGTTCCGCATCCGGTGACTTTCGTTATCAACGCGACTTGGAATGCCGGCGGCGGCCCGGTGACAAGGAATGTTACCGGCAGCGGGAATATCGTCTACTCAGAAAGTTATATCGGGGAGGATACGCAGTCTTACACCACGTTCTATCTTGGCGATATGACCGGGGAGGTTACGACACTACCGGCGGACGCTACGCTGAACCTGACACTTTTCACCCTCAATGACCAGACGCCGCTGGTTATAGGCCCATCGGTATCACCGCTTGAGTCCACACAGATTTGGGTGCATGTCATGGTTCAACTGGGGGCGACTTCGGGCACTTCCCGTTATCGAATCAGGTTCTGGAAAGTGGATGACAACAACAACCAGATCCCGGGCACGGCTGAGCAGTACGATTATTTCTTTGATAATGATTTTCAGGTGACTACGCGTTATTTCCGCACAACGCATAAATTCTCACCCGCCGCCGGTACAGGTCGATATGCGGTGACGATCGAGCGACTGGATAACAGCAATGATGGAAATGTCGTGACGTTAATGGCAATTCACGCCGTCAACACCCGCGCCAATGTTGTTTACCCGGAAGACACGATCGCGAGAGTGACCATCAAGGGGAGCAACAACAGCAACAGCAACCGAGAGCAGAAATACAACATGCTCGCGCAGCGCCACACCATCAGCTATGACCGGACGACCGGCCAGATTGATTACACGCTGCGCCCAAGCCGTTCATTTGCCGACGCTGCACTGCATGAGTGGATAGTTATCGGTAAGCAGGATGTTTCAAGCATCGATGTCGCTACGCTGTACGCGATTGCTGATTCAATAACAGTTCCGGAACTCGGCTATTTCGATTACACCTTTTCAGATGAGAAGCTGTCGCTCGGTGAGCGGATCCGGACTATTTGCAATGCAGCGAGGGTGGATGGGAATAACATCGGTGATGTGCTGACGTTCTGGCGAGATGAAAAGGTTACCTATCCTGATGCGGTGTTTGCGCGCTCAAACATGTTCTTTGATGAATATAAGGTTTCATGGCAGATGTCGCTGCCGGGAGGATATGACGGTGTCACGGTCGATTATGTTGACCCGCTCACCAATAAGAAATCCTATGTTTATCTGCAAATTGACGCCGGCGGCATTCGGGAAGTCGAAGACGCAACGGTTAACGCCAGCCAGATTAGCCTGGACGGTTGTCGTAATCGCACCCAGGCGGTTGACCGGGCATGGCTTGAGGCGCGCAGACTTCTCTATTCACGAATGAGCATGACGGTCAAAGTGTTGGAAACTGAGCAGGTGGTGCGTGGTGCCGTTGTTCAGTGCCCGGACATGTACGACAACAGGCAGCAGAACGGTTATCTCACCGGCCGCAATGGCGATATCTTCACAACGTCTGAACGCATCGATTTTTCGTTTGGCGATATGTGGGTCGTCATGACAGATAGTCTGGGTAATTTTCGAGGGCGCTGGCGTGCCTATCCTGTATCCGGTGCTGCCAAAGCCTTTCAGGCCGCCGCGGATGCTTTCGATCTGAATATCTACAATGGTGCTGACTGCCAGGTGGCCAGTCGCTACTTCATTGCAACCGACAGCGAATTAAACTCGACTATCTGGCGTGTAGAAACTGCCAAGCCGAATGGCGATTACACCCAGACCCTTACCTTGTCTGAATATTCGGACTCGATATATCCATAACCACCAGCAGTAAATAATCAACTTTCACGCACATCATCAGGTTAATTCCTGAGGATTTCGTGCGTCTATAAAGGGCGACATGCACAATGGCACAATTACCAACTCCGACGCAAAAGCCGGTACCGAGTGATGATATCCGGGACCACGTTTATGCAGGCGGCATGCTGGACAAGGTCGTAACGAGCCGGGAACTGACATACACCGATCGACTTGGTGGTCAGCATTACACCGTTGATGGAATCAAGGCAGAAGCGGATAAGGCCGTAAAGGAGGCTCAGGATAGCATTACCATTCTGGGCTTACCTTTTGCCACCCTGGCGGATGCTCAGGCGGCGACGGATGCAGGTAAAATACCTGATGGTGCTGTAACGTGGGTGAGAAATAGCGGCGATAACTCTCTCGCTGATGAATACATCAATAACGGCGGAACGCTGGTCGCCACAGGGCGAAAAATGCCGTCCTCCGCACTGGTTGATGAGATCGACAAGCGTACCCGGTCATTACAGGAATCACCTGATTCACTGTTTGATATCGTGTCCAGCAATGGTATTCGCCCTTTCCGTATCAGAAGCACGGACGGCGTCATTGAGTTTGAGTCAGTCGCGCAGTTGGTGACCGGCGACTCAGGTCTCAACTTCAACGGGAGCGTGATTGACAACAACGCGCCGGACGGCTGGCTGTTCCTGATTTATTCGCGCAACGGTCTGGTGATTGCAGGGGTTAAGGAAGACGGGACGAAAGTCGGCTGGGGCGGGAGCGACAGCGGCGGCGGGCAGGCTGGCGGGATTACCCCCGGTGATACGGCGGTGGGTTATGACGATATCCGTAATTACACTGGCGACGCCACTGTACGCGATGTTGTGGGCGAGCGCATCAATGGCCGGTTTGTGGTCGACGCTACCGATACGACTTCACCAGATGATGGCGGTGGAGTGCTGGTCGGTACGGATGGGCGTCGCTGGGTTAGACAGTGTGACTTTGTCTCTTATGACATGTTTGGCGCGCCCCGGATCCCTGAGTCGGTCTATCAGAATTATGCCACGCTGTCTGCGCAGGGTAATGAGTCCGCGGCGCAGGCGTTACTGGCTGATATCGAGCCGGCGGATCAGGCCATTGCCCGTTGCCATGCCTTTGCGGCAAAGCATGCTATCCCGGTTGTCCAAAATGTCGGGCGGTTCCTGTGGGTGAGCGGCGAAATTGTGGTAAGGACGTCTGCTTATCTGAGCGGCTCTACGATCGTCACCTGCAATCGCAGCGGAACGGATGAAACCCGCTGGGGGAAAGTGGATGGTGTGGATGATGGCGCCCCAGACCCGATGTATATGTTCCGCATCCAGGGCAAGGCTCGCGTCAACTTCACCGCGGCTGAACTGAACGAACTCAATTCCTCTTATTCGTCCTATCTGAAGCGCGGGAGCATGGATATCCCGATGCCGAAGTTAAGCCAGTACCGGGGCGGGTTGTTTGGTTTTATTTCTTCATCCGTCGAGCTGTACCGCGGCGGGGATAAAACGAACGTCCGTAACCAGGTCCATTTCCGGGACTTCACCCGCATTGGTCGTAATGGCGCGGTTTCTGATGTACTGGTGAAAAATATCCCGGCGGGCACCATCACGGAAGCCTGGATCCAGCCGAAAGAAAATGCCTGGCTTAACTTTGAGCCCCCGGCGTTCTTAGAAGCAGGCAACGGTCGCAAGTTCGTGAACATTCAGGTTGAGCGCTCGCAGGTCAACATTGAAAATCTGGTGATGGATAACTGGGCGACTGGTGATATCGAGTCCCGCGTGGCGATCGGCTCGTATGGCGTGACCGATATTCACTGCCGTAACGCAGCAGCTGAATGTATCCCTAACACTTCCGGCGGCGCGTATGTGGTTTGCTTCCGTAACAGCATCGATATCCACATCAGTGGATATTACGGCCTCTACGGCTGGGGATTCCAAGGGCATCATGGTCTGAAGCGGGTATTCATCACTGAGTCAGTCATGAACCGCTTTGATTTTCACTCATTCGGCTATGACATCTACATCAGCAGGACGAAATTCAAGGGGCGCCAGATATTTCTGCAGGGCGGTGGCCAGTTCGCACTTCGTGACTGTGACTTCAATATCACGCAGTACAGCCTGGAGCAGACCGGGCATATCGAAGACCGGCTGAATTTCTTTATCAATATGCGCGAAGACTACGCCGGGGATTGCGAGTGTAACCTGGCTATCGACGGGCTGGTGGTGCGTTTCGACCGCAATATCACGAATGCCTGGGCGTCTGATGTGCTGTCGTTTGATATTGTCCGTATGAACAGCGGGACATCGGTTGATTATGGTGTGTCGACCAAAAACCCGCATGTGATTTCCGGGAAAGATATTGTCTTTGATCTGGATGGTGTGCCGGCTTCCCTGCCTGATAATTTTGCGTTCACCTTCTGCCGTCCGTTCCGTAACCTCTACAACTCCGCCCAGAAAACCTATCTGCCGGATATGGTGAAAGTGCAGGGCATGACCGCAATTAACGTGCCTGACGGTAAGAATGCGGTGATGGCGGTGTTTCGCTGCGGATCCGACATGGCGCAGAACCCGTTCGCCAGCCGGACTAAACTCCGCCCGAACGGGACGAACGCTGAGATCATCGCCGAGGACGTCATCAGCATCATCAATAATCCGGTCATCGCGCAGAACGCCTGCCCGACGGTGTACATGCCAGGCGCGGCCTCTTCATGGGACACCGTTGTCGGGGGCACGACGTACCGCACCAGCGAATACTCATACCGTCCGAAAGTGACGCTGCGTAACTGCTATCCATCGATTATCAACGCCTCCGGGGTAAAAGCTGAATTCGATATTTCCGGCGGCTTACTGGCGCGCTACAGCGTCGGCGATACCGGGAACCGCTGCCGGGTAACCGGCGCGGATATTCAGCTTATCCCTGACTCAACAGGGGCTCTTTATTTCGATACATCCAATGTCAGGGCGACGGGCTGTGACTGGTTCGACCCGATGAACGGTGCGACCTATACCGGCACCCTGACCGGTGCCGGCAACGAAAACCGCGGCACCCCCGAACACTCACCCAATATTTAACAAGGAGCCACCATGGCTGGCGTTCGTATTCTTTGCAATCAAGTTATTCCTGTCACCGACTGGAACCACGACTATGTGACCATCAAATCAAAACTGGAAAGTAAATCACCGCTCCCGACCATTGCCAGTTTCGACCTGCTGAACCCACTGGACAACAGCGGGCACGGCTATACCGTCAAACCAAATGGCGGTCAAATCCGCGACTGGGGCCTCTATTATCCTAACGGTGCAAAACCGTCAGTGACTGACCTGGTGAAGACCGGGCAGGGCGCCGTATCGTTCATCGTGGCGTTTAAGCTGGATGCCGATAACCGCTATATCAACATCCTCAGCAACCGTGTAAACAGCGCCGGCTTTAACTTCTATTACAGCGGCGGCTTCTACATGTCCTATATCTACCCGAGTGGCACGCCGGGGACAATTGCTGCCGCCGGTGTTATCAACGCGGAAGTTGGCAAATGGTATGTAGCTGTAGGCGTTTTTGACCCGGTTACTAAAACGGCCAGTGTGCGGATCAGTGATGCCGGATTGCAGTATGGTCCTATCGGTACCGGCTTCCCGGAAAACACGTCGCTTGATACGGCTGTCAGCATCGGTGGGGATCCCAACGGCCTTACTACCTCGTCGATGTACGGTGACATTGCGTGTGTTGCGTACTATGACGGCGCGTTCACTGCAGATCAGCGTGATGCGATGGTGAGTGTGGGGATGGACATTCTCCATGAGAGAGGGCTGGTCTGAATGCATGCTGCCACCTTCGCGGGTGGCAGCATGTTCAAGGATAAAAATGAATGTGTTTGCCGCTTTTCTAGCCTGTGAAAACAGCCCCATCAACAGGGTATGATAATGTAAGTTGCATTTCTGTTAAGTTTTTTATAACTTCCCCCTGCATCGGAATGCCTGCGATATAAAGTTTCAGTTCATTTCCATTCGTAATTGATGCCGTCACTGGCAATGAATTGTTTGGAATACTGCTTCCTGTGGCGAGTGTGACAGAACCATCTAGTTCCAGTGTAAATACACCGCATCCAGATCTTTTCCCTAAGCTAATAGGTACAGGAAGTTTAATAAATAAATCACCAGCGGGTTTCGTATTAACTGAACTTACAGCCAACCATAATGAGAGATTGCACATGCCATTATCTATGTAATAATCACAGCCTCTGGAACTGTAACTAATGTTTCCGGGTATATCCTTTCCTGCAACACCTGGAGTAAAGGTGCCGACTCTTCCACCAATCTGAGGTTTGTTTGTAGAAGAATATTCAACTTCATCTGAAATACCTGTTGATTGGTTTCTATTGTTAATAATGAACGTTCTTGCTGCTGTTCCCTCAACAGAAAATCCATATGTTTCATTGAGTGCAATACCATATTTATTATCTTCAACTCTTAATCCATACAACCCTCTCAGTTTAACTGCTCGTAATTGCTTTGGAGAAACAATATAGCTATTTCTTACAGTGATGCTATGAGCAGTGTTAAGGCTTGATATCATTACTCCACTGTTATCAAATCCATTTGTTCCTGGAACATCGAAACCTATTAAGACGCCTGCTTCAGTATTAGCATTTCCGTTCGTGCCATTCCCGTTATTATACAGATAACACCCTTCAATTATTACACCATGCGCTGAATTACTACCACTGTTGGTGTTAGAAGTAATGGCCAAACCCCATGCGCCATCTTCAGAATGCTCAATGTTACACCCGGATACCATAGAACCAGCAGGGTTGCACATTAACAGATTGCCTACTAATCCATGGTGGAATGTAGCTCCGCCAGTTACTGTTATGCCGGTATGGTCGTTGGTATATCCTATGCGACAACAAATTTGCCCACCATAATACTCCCCACCAATTATTGAGCATCCCCAGGCTCTTTTTGAACCAAGCCACAGGCCATATCTGGCTCGAAGCGGATTGCCATCGGCATCTTTATTTGTAGAGATTCCTGCCCAAAAGTCACAATTGATAACAAATGTATTATAACACCTGGCAATTTTAATTAAGGCATCATTATAGTAAGACTTTCCATCATCGATATATCTAACCTTGAGATCTCTAAGATAATGCCTTCTTGTCTTGGCACCACTGGTCTCATCGCCCATAACTATCTGACCGCCAGCCATTAAAATAGTACCATTGATAATATTAAAATTAATATCGAGTTTGTGGGTGGATTTGAGTGTGTATGTTTTACCACGTAAGTCAATGGTGTAAGGTAAGTCGCTAGATAATGATGTATCCTCTAGTTCGGAGAGTCCATTAAACATTGAAGACCATAAATCGTCATCCGTTGGCGCAGGTAAATCTATGCCATACATTTCTGGGTATACTATACGACCTAGACTTAGTAATTTGGTTACACTCATGTGATAAGGAGTATTAACCAGGTCTCCTCCAAGCCCCTCTTGTGGAGAGTTTAAATCTTCTCTTAAAGTGTCATCAGTAATCAT